AAATTCTTTTTTATATACCTTGTCGGTAAATTTTTTGGCAATATTTATCGTCCTATCTATAGATCCGGTATCCATTATAATTAATTCGGTAAGTGGCTTTAGTGTTTTATCATCTTTCATTTGAATAATAGGTAAAAAAGAATCCAGACATCTTTGTAAATTTGCTTCCTCATTTTTAACGATCATACAAATTGATAACTTTGATTTTTCCATTTAAATTTCCTTTTATAGATTAATTTTAATAAATGATGTTTCCCTTTCAAAAGTATCTAACTTTATTTTTATTCCACGTGCCGGATCATAATATTTATTATTATTCCAGATACACCAATGCAAATGTTTATATCCGGCATAGTGAATTTTAAGTATACAAAATTTTGGTTTATTATTATTCTTTATTCTGATGGCTTTATCACTGCAGGATATTCCTCTCTCCCGTAATATATAACATAATTGTTTTGTGTTTGTTTTGCCTTTTGAATTAAATAATTTTATTGATTCATCAAGAGATATTCCGGCAATCATTGCCACGCATGCCTGGCCACACAAATTTGAATTATCAGGTTGTTTAATTAAATTAATTGTCATAATAAACCATCCAATTCATTTATATCTCTTATCTCTAAATCTTTCGCCTTTTTCTTTTTCTCATCTCCGGACTTATAACTTGGAATTGAACTCATTAACATCACTAAGTTAGCATAACTATAATTCCACAAAATATCTCTCATGGACATCTGGGGAAAATAATGCATGAGCCCACCGATTATTCGCCAGGGGTTGTTTCCTTCCTGGTCTGTAGAAGATTCATCCCCTTTATCGAAACTAAAGACGCCAAAAAAGGGTTCATATCCATTTGTTGAACTATTACCGTCATTAGTTTCAACCCCTCCTTCGCGGTCAGGTTTTCATTCAAAAATTTAATTAATTTTTTTGACGGTTCTTTTTCTCTATTAACAATTCCGTAGGCAATCATTTTGATTAACTTGTCTTTATTCTCAATTACATTTTTTGCTCCTAGATCTAAAAGATTAATCTCCTTCCCCTCATTTTTCATAGCCCCTACTAGTTCATCAGTATTTAAATCCAATAGAATTTCGCTGATTTTTAACAATGTTCCCATCTTAATAGGATAGATAACGAATTTTCTTTCAGAAGAAATTAAATGAAGTTTATTAAGCATATTTTTATGAGTTATGGTTATTCTGAAGTCTACCCCCTTCTCTAAAATGGAGTCGATAGCGCCCTGACGAATTTGATTATTTTTAATATCACTCGGGGCCCCGAGCTTATCCTTAATTTCTTTTTTCTTATTCTTCTCAGGCATATTTTCTCCTTATTTAAATCTATACCCGCCCCATATAGAAATATTATCAGGGCGGGTCAAATAATTCTTATTCTGTTTCTTTCTACTGAACCGTCATTACGATTGGGGAACCAGTGACAGGCATCAGCACATCAGCGCTAAAGGTAATCTGCCCGGATTCGGTCTTGGCAAATTTCAATTCTCCGCCAGCATAAAGAGAAGCTCTTTTAATTACGAATTTTAATTGTTTTCCATTTATCTTTTTAGAAATAATCTGGAAAGCTCTCTCACTTATTACTATTGCTGTGACAGGAGCTGTCCAGATAGTTGTAAGACTCGCAGTGCCCCCGAAAGCATCCTCCATTATACTTACTCCCATATCCCTTGTAGCAAATTCTATAGTCTTTTTGCCTGCGGTAATTAGCTGCACATCGGGATATTCAGTTTCCTCACAAAACAGATCAGCTATCGAGGGTGCATTAAGTACGATATGCGCACTGTCAGGAACTATATGCTCTATGGTAGCCAGAGAAGCAACAGACGGTCCTATTTTTATTGATTCTAATCCTATCAATCTTATATTACTCATTTTATATTACCTCCAGTAATTTATTTTTCTATGAAACAATTTATTCTTAAGTTAACGTATGACATTGAAATCTGATCAACATCATTTAATAGTATCTGGTTCACAATATCAAAAACATAGTAATTTGAAATGTTATTGTATGCTTCTATTACTGCTGTTACTGCATCGGTTGTCGCTCTTAATTTCACTATATCGGGGGTCCCATTGTCAAAATTTTTGCAGTAGCAATTAACCATAAAAGTGGCATCGTTTATTATTTCGTCCCCGTTATGGTTAGATAAAGGAATTATCACGATATCCTGCAATTCGGAATTTAAAGGCTTTTTATTCCTATAGACCCTGCCATCAATTGTATTCTTAACCGAATCTATATTAATAATAGGATATAATATATCGTTTATATCGAATGTCGTTTTCATAAGCTATATTCCTTTATCTTTAACTTCAAGAGGGCTTTTGCTGCCGGTACGCTTCCGGTAATTACATCGTAACCCTTCGATTCCACAGCTGCAGCATATTCCATGCCTGCAATTACAATCAAGATAAACCCTTTATTATTTTCTTTTAATACTTCTTCTGCTATTTTCTTCGCTTGAGATTTACCCTCAGCTTTCCCTTCTACATTTTCCTGAATAATATTTCCATCTCGAGCGATTATATATCCAATTGAACTTCTTAAATTCCCTGTTTGGTCTTTATATGTTCTTGTATTCCTAGCATCATTAACGAAATTTTCGCCTACCATGGCCAAGGTCCAAATGATCCTTTGTTCTATGCTGACTGTAAATCTATCTATTCGTCCGTCTACATCCCCTTGTGAAAATCCAGGAATCAAAGGCATATTAACACTTCATTTCTACATGTTTTTGAAATTCAAACAATTGTAAAATTATATGTTCCTTGTTAAAAAAAGTTAATTTTGCATTATCAGGAACACTTCCCGCGCCAGTAAATATTTGAGAAAATACAGCCCAGCTATATCCGATCATATCCCCGGATTCCCCTATAATATATTTAGTTGAATTCGGTTGAATATTACAGATAATCCCTATCGTTACTAAAGTCCCTTCTTCATATATTCCGATTGAATTATATGTTCCAGGAGTGTAATAACTTAAGGTGGCCGTATGAGGGTATCTTTCTATTACCATATTGCTTCTCCATTAACTGTTGGTTCGTCCTCATCATATTTTTTCAAAATTCTCTTTGCCATTGCGATTAGCTGAGCTCCACTATATTTTACCGTAAAAGACCCTTCTTTTAACTCGGGGTGTGCAGCAAGGGTAAAATAGAGGGATGCGGCGGCCAAATCTATGTCTTTAGAATTAACTGCCGCATAAGTCCCTCCGGTTGCAATATTTCTATCCAAAAGAAGTTTCTCTAACAAGTTATCATTCTTATATTCAGTTTGTGATTGTAGAGCCTCTTTGTTGGTCATTTAGATTATGTACCCCATGTAGTCGCATTTTCAGTATCAAGAGAAAGCACTCTATCTATTGTGGGCCAGGACGGAAATGCGTTCAGTTCCCCTTTGGTATATTCAGCCACAGGATCAACATCAGACCATTTAGAGATTAGAACCGGCCCTTTCTTGGCTTGAATCACTTGTTTTGGAGGGTTTGTCTCTTCGGCGATAGGTCCATAGAGCATATCTCCACAATTTAAATCTTCAAGGAATGTTACATATCTATCCTCTCCACCAGAATCTAACCAGGGATCAACCGATGTGATGTTATGTCCTGCATCCTCATAACTTATCCTGGTATCAATTATCATTATTTGTGGGAATCCCTCGGATTTTAAAGCATCATTTGCCACTTCAAGTGTAGGAGCTCTTTTTACCTTAGTTCCGCCATATAAAGCAAATGGTATTACAAAGTCCTGGACCTGAGCCGAAACTCTAAATGCCAGCCACTTAGAACGATTCATCAACATATATCCGGGTGTTATTCCAAGATCCCGAGCCGCCTCCAGAACAGCTTCTATGTCAGTTATAGGCTTAGAAGTGGCAGCAGTAGCGATTGTCCAATAAGCGGTAATAGCAAGTGCCGCCACAACTTTTTTATTAGCTGTAGGAAGTCCAAAATCAATAGCCTCTTCAGTTACCACTCCTGCAGCATTCGTAATCGTGGAAAGAGTTATTTGTCCCTTAGACAGCGCTTGAAATATTACCCATTCCAATCTGGCATTTATACCATCTACGCAGTCATCTACATCTCCAAATACAAGATCAAGTAAAGCCATCTGTTCTGGCCTCGCCTGGGCTTTTAGTATGTTATAAGTATTCAAATCCATTTCTGTCATTTTCTTTTTCATTCTGATAGAAGGGATTTCTCCTGATAATTTGCTTACAGTCCTTCTGGTTTTTAAAGGTGCACTTGTATCATACGCAACTATATCAGCAGCCACTCTATTCCCCTTGCTTCCGACTAATGTTTCGTAAGTCAAGAAAGGAGTTGCCTTCAAAGGAAAGAATGTAGGCCAAAATAGTTTTTCATATACTCGTGCAATGAGATAAGCTTGTAAGCTCTTTTTATCTATTTCTTTTAATAAACTGTATTCCATTTTATTTCTCCTTACATAATTTATTTAATTTTTTATTTTATGCAAATCTAATTCTGGCGGTCAAATCAGTCTTTTGCTGATCTGTTACGAAATAAGGTAATTCTGATTCATCTACGGTTCCCCTAACAATAGCCCCCGCAAAGATGTTATCTAACAAAGTTTCCACGCCTGCCTTTCTTACTTCTATGGTGTCCCGTAAAATAGCACTTGCACCATACAAGGCAGTTGCAGTTCCACCAGTGGGAGTCTCGTATAAGACTGCACCTGAAGCAATTGCTTTATGTGCTATCTTAACAGCAATAGCAGTAGTAGATACTCGAGTAATTGTTCCGGCAGATACTCCCTGCAAGAATATATATTCGCCCACCTTAAATAAGTGGTCAGTAGGTTCAACTGCTAAAATGGTAGTATTCGTAACCCCCGCAGCGGTTAACCTTACAGTTTTGATTATGTTATATAATCCTATACTGGCACCAGTCATGGCATTTAACAATGCTCCCTTTTTAATTTCTTTGGTAGCGGTTGGGAATCTATTAG